CCGCCAGAGCGCGGGCCGGGTTCGTCCCCTCGCCGCAATAAACTCTTTATCCCTTTAATTCTTTATCCCTTAGATAGTTAGCTGAATAAAAGCCCCGGCAGGGGCTTTTTGTCTTTACTTTTTTTGTGCTAAAATTGTGTTAATTGCTTTACAGTTATTAACTTTGTGTCCTCTAATACATACATTAAAATATTAAAAAATTAACATGGCACTTACACAGGACCTTCCTATATCAAATTCGATGTATAAGCTTCTGAACCTTATCATTGATGCCCGGCAACAATTCCCCAAGGCGTTCCGGTATGAATTTGGTACGGAGTTGATGATGCTTGCCGTCCATTGTTGCGAATATATCCGTTATGCAAATACAGATATGAACCTTGAGCACCGTGCAGATTATCTGATGAAGTTTTTGTGTGAGTTTGATGCATTGAAATTACTGCTAAGAGTGTGTGAAGAACGACATTTGACCAGCCTGACTCAAACTGCCGAAATCTGTCTGCTTGCAGAGAGCATCGGTAAGCAAAGTACCGGTTGGTACAAAAAAACGGTTGCAGATCTCCAACGGCAAAAAGCTAACGGATCGCAACAAGTCGCAAAGCCGGAGTCATAATCGCCAAGGGGATTATGAGTGAGCAATTAGAATTATTTATTGGGCATCCCCCCGGTGATGAGCCGGGAAAGACTAAGATAGCGGATGCAACGGCTTCCAGCAGTTGGAACGTGAACTTCAACAACGGCAACGTCAACACGAACAACCGCCAGAACGCGAACCGGGTTCGTCCCCTCGCCGCAACAGGTAATATAATCTATGACATACTTCTTAGCAGTATTTTCGAAGCATCCGAAGATTGTGCCAGACAGAAAAGAACGAGTACGGATTGTGTTGAGTTCTATAATGATTATCAGTCTGCATTGGTGCGGCTATGGTATTCTATTATTTACGGTGAATATGTACCGGACTTTTCAAAAGTATTCATACGGACTTACCCTGTATATCGGGAAGTCTTTGCCGCCGCTTTTATTGATCGCGTTGTCCATCACTGGATCGCTCTTCGTATCGAGCCGATCTTAGAGGAACGCTTCCGGGAACAAGGAAACGTCTCCAAGAACTGCCGGAAAGGTGAGGGATGTCTGTCTGCCGTGCACTATCTGAATAACATGATAGTCGAGGTCAGTGAGCATTATACTGCCGATGCATATATTTTCAAAGATGACCTGTTCAGTTTCTTCATGTCTATCTCAAAATCGTTGGTCTGGGAAATGCTGAACATATTCGTAAGGGACAATTATAAAGGCGATGATATTGAATGTCTGCTTTATCTTTTAGCCGTTACTATCTTTCATTGTCCACAAAATAAGTGTATCAGACGTTCTCCCGTCTCCATGTGGGACAAACTTCCCAGTAATAAAAGTCTGTTTCATAATGATTCTGACAGGGGAGTGGCTATCGGGAACCTGCCGTCGCAACTCATAGCCAACTTTCTGGCGTCTGTATATGATTATTTCGTGATGGAAATACTGGGATTCAGGCATTATGTACGCTTTGTTGATGACTTTTGTATCGTAGTGAAATCACCGGAAGAAATATTGTCCAAAGTCCATCTTCTTGATGGTTTCCTGAAAGAACAACTCCTTTTACGGTTGCATCCGAAGAAACTGTATCTTCAGCATTATAAAAAAGGAGTCTTGTTTGTAGGGGCGTTCATTTTGCCTGGTAGAATTTATGTATCTAACAGGGTGGTTGGTAACACATATAACGCTGTCAGGAAATTTAATAGAATAGCTGAAAATGGATTTGCAGAAGCGTATGTTGAGAAGTTTGTGAGTACGATGAACTCTTATTATGGCCTGATGAAACACTTTGCAACGTACAATATCCGCCGTAAAATTGCAGCGATGTTACTTCCTGGATGGTGGGAATATGTTTATATTGAAGGACATTTTGAAAAGTTTGTATTGAAGAATAAATATAACCATAGAAAACAACTAATTAAACATATCAAAAAACATGGATCAAAAAAATATCTTACCGCGTGGGATTGCTAAGCCTATCGAGCAACAGCCGGACGGAACTTGGATTGTACGTCATCACTTCCGGGTGGTTGGTACCAGTGAGAATGGTGAAGAACTGGTAACTTTTGCCAGTTCGGAATATCCCGAGAAACCTACCTTGCAACAGATTCAAAGAAGTATTGACCGTTATCGGGTGTGTCTAACAATGTATGGAGATACAATTTCAGACGAAATAGAAAAGGTTGATCTTTCCGTGTATATGTTTACGGATTAATAGTTCAATCTGTTGGTTGTTTAGGGGTGCTTATCAAGCATCCCTTTTTTATTTATGGAAAAAGTGAAAATTATAATGCCTTGTTTTATAGATATTTATCATAGAATTGATTTCCAAGATTTTCCATTTTTGTAAAACTCGTTATTATACTCAATACATTTGTTCCATACAGAATATTTTATTAATAATTAAACGCTATGAGTATGGGTATAAAAGTATTGTATGATTGGCTTTTGCAATCTAACCGACTGGCACACGTCAAAGCCGGGATGTTCGTCTTTGCTGTAATGCTTGTTTTCTGTTTCCTTCTATTAGGCATTGATTTCTGTAAATCTGCTATTGTTTCTTTAACGACAACCGCCATTGCCGCAATAGTGGTTGAGTATATTCAGAAAAAGTGCGGGTTCATCTTTGATTGGCTTGACGCATTAGCTACTGTTTTGCTTCCTGGGCTGATTACTGTGTTTTCAATATTGGTAGTAACTTTATGATTAATATTATGAGATGGTTATATGAGCTATTTAATGTAGACCAGATACGAATTATTTTCGTTTCGATGTTCAGTTCTCTTCTTGCTTATTTAACGCCGACTAAAGGTTTTCTTATAGCATTAGTTGTAATGTTTGGATTTAATATTTGGTGCGGAATGAGAGCTGATGGTGTTTCAATTATACGTTGTAAAAACTTTAAGTGGGATAAGTTTAAAAATGCCTTGGTTGAACTTCTTCTCTATCTTATAATCATTGAGGTAGTCTTCTCCTTTATGAGCTTGATAGGAGACGGTGAGAACTCATTGTTAGTTATTAAGACTATTACGTATGTATTTTCTTATGTATATCTTCAGAACGCATTTAAGAATCTGATTATTGCTTATCCTAGAAACAAAGGGTTTCGTATAATTTATCATGTAATACGTTTTGAATTTAAGCGGGCTACGCCTACGCACGTACAAGGAATTATTGATAGAATCGAAAACGAACTAGATAAAGAGGAAAGATATGAAAATATTGATTGATAACGGTCACGGTAGCAATACTCCGGGTAAGTGTTCTCCGGATGGCAGGTTAAGGGAATACTCCTATACCCGTGAAATTGCCGGGCGTGTAGTATTTGAATTGTGTAAACTAGGTATTGATGCGGAACTGGTCGTGAAAGAAGAAGTGGATGTACCATTGGTAGAACGTTGTCGGAGAGTGAATGAGTATAAGGCTTCCGAAGCAATTCTTATTTCTATCCATTGCAATGCAGCCGGCAATGGTTCAAATTGGATGCAGGCACGTGGTTGGGAAGCATGGACTAGCGTGGGGCAGACAAAAGCCGATAAGCTAGCTGACTATCTGTATGAGGCTGCTGAAGAATGCTTGCTTGGAATGAAGATACGGAAGGATATGGCAGACGGTGATCCTGATAAGGAGAGCGGTTTTTATATCTTGAAGCATACGAAGTGTCCGGCTGTTTTGACGGAGAACCTTTTTCAGGACAACAGGGAAGATGTAGATTTCTTGTTATCGGAGGAAGGTAAACGGACCATTGTTTCTCTTCATGTGAAGGGTATCTGTAAATACTTAGGGATATGAAAACTCTCCCCTGGATACTAGTTTGCCTGTTGCTTGGCGTGGTCGTGTGGATGCAGTGTAATTCACACGATCCGTCAACAGTGTACATTAAAGGAGATACCGTACATATCCGGGACACGGTAAGAGACACAATACCCAAACCGGTAAAGGAAACTCTTAAGCGTAACGATACGGTATATTTACCGGTTCTAATAAATACTGCCACCGATAGAACCGTAGAAGGTGATTCGGTCCCGGTAATTATACCTATCACCAGCAAAGAGTATAAGACCGATGATTACCGGGCGGTAGTCAGTGGGTATAAGCCTAGTCTTGATTTCATGGAGGTATACAGAGATAAGGAAATTATTACTTTTCCTACTATACAGAAGAAAAAACGCTGGGGATTGGGATTGCAGGCTGGATATAGTTATCCAAATGGATGGTATGTTGGGGTTGGAATGAGTTATAATTTATGGCAATGGTAGTTATAGAATATGTGTTTATGTGTGATAAAACTTAAAGTGTTGGTAGGTATTTTGTAATCAATGATTTGTGTAAATATACTGTTTGACAATTGGTTTAAATGGAATGATAATCAAGATACATTTTACTAATAAAAACTATACGAAAATAATTGGTGATTGTTTTTCTAAAATATTAAAAGAAAAAGGTTACATTTGCATTGCATATTATTAGAATTAAAGGCTAAATAAATGAAAAAAGGAGAAGGCATACAATTAACAATTGAAGGATTTGCTGAAGATGCGGATAGAAATTTGTCAAAGATGCATCTTCCAGAAACAATGACAGAGCCTTTTGACCCCAATGAGATTCGTATTGTTCCACAAACGTTATCTATTGATAATGTGATTGCTCGTATTAGAAATGATGAAATAGATCTTAATACGGAGTTCCAAAGGAAGGCTAATTTATGGAAAAGTGATGTACAAAGTCGTTTAATAGAATCCCTTATGTTAAAACTTCCTTTACCTGCATTTTATTTTGATGCTAGTGAAGATGATCGTTGGTTGATTGTTGACGGATTACAGCGACTATCTGCTTTGAAAAATTTTGTTATAGATGAGAATTTACCATTGATAGGATTAGATATATTAAAGGACTATGATAATAAGGGGTTAAAATTTAATGATTTACCTCGAATTATGCAAAGGAGAATTATGGAGGCAAATGTAACTTGTTTCTTAATAAGTCCTGGTACGCCTAAAAAAGTAAAGTATAATGTTTTTAAAAGAATTAATACAGGCGCATTGTCTTTGAATGATATGGAAATTCGGAATGCACTAAATCAAGGACAAGCTTCTACTTTTTTAAAAAAAATAACAGAAGATGCTGGCTTTCGTAAACTAATTCCATTACCTAATGAAAGGATGGAAGATCGTGAGTTGGTTTTACGGTGCATAGCTTTTATACAAACAAACTATTTAAAATATGAAAGTCCTTTAGGTGCTTTCTTAGATCGTGCAATGGAGAAATTGCAAACAACTTCATTAGATGAGTTGGAGAATATTGCGAGCTCAATATTGCGAGGCATTGAGATTCATACTAAAATTTTTGGAAAAGATCGTTTTAGTAGGTCTGTGATTTCTGACACTATTCACCGGCGTCTAAATAGTGCTTTATTTGAAGTATGGGTTGTAATGCTATCAAAATTAACAGCGTTACAAGTAGAAAAAATCTACAACAATCAAATTTCATTAAGAAATGAGTATAAACAGCTATTTTTGGATAAATCATTTAATGATGCTGTGACAACATCAACAGCTAGTAAAAATGCTGTAATTAATAGATTTACGAAAATAGAATCTTTAATAAAAAAACATATTGTATGATCACTAGTATATTTTTAAAGAATTTTAAAGCATTTAGTGACGTTGAGATTAATTTATCTCCTCTCACTTTATTCTGTGGTAAAAATGGGATGGGAAAATCTTCTTTAATACAAAGTTTATTAATACTGAGACAGTCTTATATGGCTGATAAATCTTTGTCAAGACTTCAACTTAATGGCGATTTGACAAATATTGGTTATGGAAAGGACTTGTATAATATTGAAGGAGACGGAGATATTGTATTTGATATTGTTTCTGAAAAAATTAGACACCTTTCATTGTTTTATTCTCTTAAGTCTGATTCTGACATATTGCAGCTTATAAAAGGAAATGCTGATTCTTTTAATATTGGTAATTTGTCGTTGTTCAATGATAAGTTTCAATATCTGAATGCTGAACGTATTACTCCTAAACGTACATATGAAGCGTCTCCATATGCTGTTGAAGTTTTAAGGACTTTGGGGGAAAAAGGACAATATGCAGTACATTATCTTGATAAGTATAAGTTTGATACAATTCCTAATCTTAACTTGAAACATCCCAATGCTAAATCTAATACTCTATTAGATAATGTGAATGCGTGGATCAGTGAAATAACTTCGGAAGTACGTGTAAAGCCTAGATTTCATCCAGATTTAAAAATATCTACATTAGGATATGAGTTTATTAATCAAAAAGATACAACGCCTGAATTCACATCCGTTAATACAGGGTTTGGCATTACATATGTACTTCCAATAATAATTGCACTATTAAATGCCCAAAAAGGAGATTTATTAATATTTGAAAATCCTGAATCTCATTTACACCCCAAGGGGCAAGTTATGTTGGGAAAATTAATATCGTATGCAGCAAATGATGGGGTTCAAATATTAGTAGAGTCTCACAGTGATCATATTTTTAATGGTATGAGAGTGGCTATTAAGGAAAAAAGGATATCGGCAAATAATTTTTCTGTATTTTTCTTTTCTAGGGCAGAAGAAGGACATTCAATATATGTTGAAGAACCTTTAGTGGATAGCGATGGACGTTTATCTTTTCAACCTAATGACTTTTTTGATGAGTATGCTAAACAATTAAGTCTGTTGATACAAAAAGATTAACTGGTTATGGAATATATGTTAAATGAACTGTCATTAAATCATGTACAAACCAAAATGCAAGTATATGGATTAATGGAAAATTTTGTTCATGCTGCTGTTTATGCAGAACAAAAACTTGGATTAAGTAATTTACGTATAGATACATCTTTGGGGAGAAACTTATTTGATTTATCTTTTTTGAGTAATTATTCCATTGGCGCATGGTTGGGGGATTTTAAAGTGAGTAAGGACTTAAAAGATAAGTTCCTTATCATTATTTCTTCTTCACCTTTGATTACTGATTGTAAATTAGAAAAGCGATTTGAAGAGGAAAATTGTTATTTTAATGACAATTTGGGTCAAGGTCTTAAGGCTGCTTTGATTTGTAACACGTTATGTATTAATTTCCTGACAGAAGAATGTTGGAATACAAATAAGTTATCTGTTATACATGAATATATTGAGAATAATGATATTATAAAATGTGAAGAACAAATTTGTTGTTTTGGAAATAAATATCATGTTGAATCACATCTTGATTGGTTACGAAAGCAGAAATTTGAAAAGTTGAAAGATGGAAAAGAACTTTGGGACAATAAAAATGCTTTTTTCCCTAATCTTATTTTTTGTAATAGTGTAAAACAAAATTTAAGTAAAATAGGAAAGTCTATAGATTTAGCTAATATTATTAGAAGATTGCAAGTGCTGGATGAAGTAGCTATAGAATGGAAAGCTGGTAGTTTTAATTATGAATCAGTTAATAATGCCAAGAATATAGTAATTCATCCTGAAAGTCAAATGACATTAGACAATTATTCTGCTGTCAGATGTTTTTCATTGCCTAATGGAGAGAGGATTGTATTTTCTTTACATGTAATCTGTGGAAATTTGCGGATGCATTTTTATCCCGATAATCAAACAAGAGAAATATATATAGGCTATATAGGTCCTCATTTAAGGACGTGGTTGTATTAAGTATATTTCTATTTATCATATTCCAACTTGACAAATGCACAAGGACCTTGGATTGTGGTAAGTTTCTTGATTCAATGATTTTAGTGGTAAGCAGAACCTGGGAGAATTCACCATTTTATCAGATTATTGACCACCTAAGGCAGTTTATAGAGAGGATAGAGAAGGCAGCTTATTAGGCTGCCTTTTTATTTTGTAATCCTTCCAATCAACAACACACGAATCAACAAACTCTCAAGAAGGGTTACATAAGATAGTACTAATATATAATTGAAAAGTTCGGTAAGGATATAAAAAAGTGAGCACTTTTCTTTTAAGTCAAGTATAGCTATAATTGGTGAGCACTTATATTATATTGTTTGCTGTGATAAATAGGAACAAACTTTAGTACCTTTGGAATCTATTATTTCTGGAAATATTTTTTATTTATCAAAATCATGATTATATTTGAATTGATAATATTGTTTTAAAACTTATTAGATTTTGATTTATGATAAGAATGAAAAGAAATGTAAAAGGTTGGCTCGTTTGGGGAACTGTCATCCTCATATTAATTATAATAGTCATTTTAGCTTTCTATTTTATTCAGACCAAAGGTAAGTTTGCGGATAAACAGACCGACTGGGGTGAGTTTGGAAGTCTATTAGGAGCGATTGCAGGATTAATAGCATTCGTCGGAGTTTTATTTACATTAAGACAGAATAAACAGCAATTCTTGAATAGCGAGGATAGAGCTGTCTTTTTTGAGTTGCTTAGGATTTTTATTTCATATCGGGATGCCTTACAAGTGAAAAGAATAGATTGGGTATATGATGAAAAACAATGTGAATGGAAAATAACTCCTTACAATGAGTTTTGTACACCAGAAAAAACTTATCGACAGATTTATGTAGAGTTATACCATACTTTCTATTTGGAAATAAGAAGAGGTATTCCTGAAAATTTTTCCAAAGAGGAATTTGTAAGGAGGGTTATTCCCAAAAATATGTCTAAAGAGCAATGGATGTTTATATATGGTCAATTGAATGCTGCCATTAACAACATTTATTCAGAGCATGAATTTGGAATACATAAAGGAAAGATTAATATTTATCCTGTACATATAAACACTTATGATTACCTCTGTTTAAATGCGATTAAGATCTATTTTGAACAGAATAATTTCAAGCCCATAGCTGAAGCTTGTGCTAAAGCCGCTGATCATTGTTTTGCCCCATATAAAAATCAACTTGGCACATATTTTAGGAATGCTTATTATATTTTGGAAATGACTTCGGAATTCACTTCGCCCCTAAAATATTCGAATATATTTCGAGCGCAACTGTCAAAGTATGAACTTGTGTTGTTGTTTTTTAACTCATTTAGTTCATTATCAACAATTGAGACACGAAGGTTATACTTGAATGCCGATTTGTTCAATAACCTTGAGTTGAAAGATGTGCGATTGAAAGAGGGGATAAATGATGAATCTGTATCCCGCCGAATGGAATATATACATTTTCCACCAGTCTTGTTTCAAAAGGCAAACAAAAACGAATATATGTCTAGTGATTTGTTGGAAAAATTGTACAATGTGATTCTTTCAGAAAATAATATACTATAG